GCTGAAAGATTTGCTGACACCGTAGCTGCTAGTGCTTGTCGCCCGGAAAAGAAAGAACTTGCCAACCTTCCAATGAACGCGCACCATCGATCAATTGATATAAAAGGAGGCTTGACTCTATGAGCGACACTGACGCCGGCCCGGCCCTGCCGCTGGCGAATCCGCCAACTCCGTCCTTGGCTCCGACCCCGGCCGAACCCCCGGCACGGGCGCGCTTAAATGTGCCGCCCCCCACCCCGGCGACGCCGCAACCCTCGCTGTTCGAGCGTGCGCTGGCCGGCGCGCGCATCATGGTGCCTGATTTCCCGACCCTGCATCGCAAAGACGACGTTCAGACCTATCTGCATCGGCTGATCGGCGTGCTCGGCAATTTGTCGGTGTCCGACTTCGACGCGATCGGAGCGGACTTCAAACAATGGTTCAATGACTCCGTCGACGCTCTCAATGATCGCCAGAAGGCCCCCCTGCCCGAAGGGTTTGGCGGTGCGCCGTCGAGCAAGAGAGCGCGGCCTAACGGCGTCGACAAACCGGCTAAGGTGGCCCAGCGCAACCTCACGAAGCTGGCCCCGGCGCCCAAGGCCAAGTCGGTCAAGCAGGTGGCGGCACCGAAGGCCAGTCCGGTGCTGGCGCCGGTCCAGCGCACCGCACCGGCGCCGCGCAAAGCCAAGGTCAAAGGCGCCGTGCAGATCAAGCGGGATGGCGCCGACTACCGGCGCGGCGGCGGTCGCAAGATCGTCACCGACCGCTTCACGTTGCGCGGTGTGTGCTCCTACATTGTCACCCACCCCAACACCTCGGTTGACGAACTGGCCGCGCTCGCGGTCAAGAACAAGGTCGAGTTGCGACGGTCGTCGCTGGTCTCGGTACTCGCCAACACGCTGATGGTGATCAACGCGGTCAAGGCCGCGGGCCATTGGCGCGAACTTCGTGGGGGCTAAATAGTATAAACCAAGGGCAAAAGCACCGCCTGAACGTATAGATCATCAGGCACCCCAGAAGGATCAGCCGCCATGGCCAAGGCCGCCGCCCTCGGCACCACCGTCGTGGTGGCCGACCTGCAAACGCTGCTCGACCCCCTGGCGGCTATGCAGGATGCCCACGCCGTCGCCCAGGTGCATCGCACTCTCTATGTCACCCCGACAGCGTTCTATGCTCGCAACACCTACGCGGCCATGGACGTGCATCACACGCTCGGCCTCCCTGCCTTCGCCATTGACGCCGAGATGTTGCCGAGCCTGCTGCGCACCTTGACCCCGACCAGCCGGCTGACCCTGCGCTTGGACGGCGCCTTCCTGAACTGGCAATCTGATCAATCCAAAGGGCGCTTTGCTACCCAGCCGATGGAAGACATCACACCACTGCCAGAAGCGCCCGACACCGGGGTCGAATGCAGCAAACAACTTGTCGAGACGCTGCAATTGGGCGCGCTCTCTTGCCAAAACCCGGCTCTGGCCACGCTGGGGATGGCTGGCATGAGCGTCTTTGTTCACGATCGGCGTTTGTGGTGCGCCTCGTCTGACAATATCACCATCGCCCTGGCCAGCCTTCCATGGGACGCCCCTTCTGCCTGCCCGACGCCGATCACCATAGGGGCCCGTGCCTTGACCGGGCAGGGCGGTCGCATGGGGATCGTGCCGCTGCTGGCCAGCATGCCGGGGCGCTTGCAATTCGGGCCCCAACAGATCGATTTCGCCGGCGGCCCGTACCGGGCGCGGATCGCCCTCATGCCTCCGCTCTCTCATGATGTTTGGAAAGCTGCCGCACCATTCCTGACCAATCACGTCATCGCGCCTCTGAACAAGGAGCGGCTGGCGGCGTTCACGCGGCGCACCGGCACGATCACGGAATCGAAGGTGCGCTGGACGGTCGCCGTCGCCATCAGCAACAACCGCATCACGCTGAAATTCGCCGAAAACCTGGCGGAGGCCGAGGAGAGCTACTTCGTCGCCATGATCGGCACTGCGCCCGAAGGAGAAGTCCGTATTGACGGCCGCCGCATCGGCAGCGCCACCGGATTGTCGAAAGCCCTGCAAGCGGTCGATGAGCTGATCCTCGACCATGTCGACAAGAAACTGCTGGTGTTCCGCGCCAGCAAGGGAGGCTTCACCTATTTGATCTCGGGCCGGTCCTAGCCCTGCGGCGATCACTAACTCGCCAAACGTATAGATGGACAGAAGACAGGGTTAGGAGTTTGGCGGCATGGGGTTTTGGGAGGGGTTCGACGACAATCCCGCCGCAGCAAAGCCGCCCCGTGCCTCTGGCGATCCCGCGCGTGGGGCCCGCACCAAGCGCACGGTTGATCGTAAGCAAGAGTCGGAAGCGGCTGAAGCGGACGCTCCCCCAAAGCTCGGCTGCGATACTTGCGCCCTGAAAGCCCGTTGGCCGCAACTGACATCCGCGCGCATGCCCATGGTAGGCGACAAGGACGCCGATATCCTGGTACTGGGCGAGGGGCCCGGCGAAGTGGAGGACCATGAAGGCCGCCCCTTCGTCGGGCCGTCGGGTCAGCTCTTGCGTCAATACCTTCCCAATCACCAGCTCTCGCGCCTGGCCTGGCAGAACAGCGTGCGCTGCCGCCCGGACGACAACCGCACGCCAACACCGGCGGAGATCCTGGCTTGCTCGACCTACCTGGCGGACGACATCAGCCATCGTTCCTTCAAGGCGATCCTCGGCGTTGGGGCAGTGCCACTGTCATTCTTCTTGCCGCGCGGCATCGGCGAGGAGCGCCGTCCAGCGATGATCTCCAATTTTCACGGCACCCGCTTCGCGGTGGCGATCGGCGGCAAGACGCTTTGGTATTATCCGATCCTGCACCCTTCCTTCGCCCTGCGCAGCGGCGGCGAGCGCTCCCCAGTGACCAGCGTCATGGCTGCCGATATCCGGCGGTTCTTCGCCGAGGTCGATCGCTGGCCTCAGCCGACCATGCTGACCACCGAACTGGCCGTTACCCAGGTCGCCCGTGATCCCGACAGCGCGCGCGCCATCCTCGCCAGCATGCAAGGTGACGCGCGCACCATCGATTTCGAGACCAGCACTCTGTCGCCGTTTGAAAGCGAGGGGCGGGTCTTGTGTGCTTCAATCAGCGACGGCACGCAAACCGTTGCTTTCCCTATAAACCACCCGGAGGCGAGCAACGACTGGGGCTGGCCGTTGGTGATCGACACCATTACTCGTCACCATTGGATCGCCCACAACGCCGCGTTCGAGTTATTATGGATTTGGCATCACATGGGAGTGGAGTGGCAACCAACTGAATTTTCAGACACCATGGCCTATGCTCGTTTCTACCACGAACGAGAAACTCTCCTATCATTGGGCGTGCAAAGCCGCATCCATCTGGGCATCGATGTCAAGCAAGTCCACGCAATCGATCGCAAGCACATGCTATCCTATTCGCTCGACGAGATTTTGCCCTATTGCGGGCTCGACGCATGGGCAACACATAAATTGTATCAACATTATAATAAACCCAAGATGTTGACCGAAAATGATTGGTGGCAAGTCGCCAAGATCTTGAAGACGATTAAGTCGACGACCTTGATGGAACTGCTTGGCTTGCCGGTCGACCATGATACCTCGAAGCGGCTGTACGCCATCTTCGACCACAAACGACAAGCCGCTGCCGAGACCGCTAACCGGATTTATGAGGCGCGGCAATTTGCATTGAAATATAACAAACCGTTCAACGTCGGGTCAAACCAGCACGTCGCCGCGGCGCTGGTTGAATTCGGCCAATGCGAATTGCCCAAGGTACGCCGGCGCACCCGCGACCAGCAAGATGCCGCCGAGAGCGGAAATTATAGCACTGATGATGCTATTCTGAAAAAGCTGGCTGCCGAAAACCCACTGGCCAAGGCAGTGCAGGATTGGCGCGAGTACAACAAGCTCTGCACTACTTATCTGGAGCCGATGCTGAACGGCACCATCGTGGCCAGCGATGGTTCCATGCACCCTGGATACACCACCATGCTGACCGCAACCCTGCGCCTGTCCGGGCACGGCGGCGGCACCAACGCGCAGAATTGGCCGAAACGCAAGAACCGGGAAATTCGCAGTCAGGTCAAGGCGCCCAAAGGCCACGTCATTGTGCCGATCGACGAAGGGCAATTGGAAGCGCGGGTCATCGCCATGGCATCACGCGATCCGGTGCTATGCGCAGCAATAATCGACGGGTATGATATTCACGCCGACTGGCGTGACCGCTTCTTGAACCGTTACCCGGCCTATTGGGATCGTCTGCGCGAAAAATCCGGGCAAACCACAGAGAAAGCTTTGTTAAAAGCCGGACGGGACCAGATCAAGAACGATTTCGTCTTCGCCTCCTTCTATGGATCAACGACCAAAGGGATTGCCGAAAACACCGGGCTCCCGCTCAGCATCGTCACCGACTTGCTGGCTGAATTCTGGAACACCTTCGCTGGAGTAAGACGGTGGCAGCGCAATGTACGCAACGCCTACCGTGACACCGGCACTGTCACCACCTTGACCGGGCGCAAGCGCCATGCCTTGTTATGGCGCAACGAACCGTTGAACAGCCCGATCCAGGGTACCGGCGCCGATCTGGTAATGCTTGCCCAGAACGAGATTTGCGATCTGGCGCTCGACACCCATGACCCATACCTCATTCCGCGCATCAACCTGCACGACGACCTGACCTTCATCTGGCCCGACGACAATGACGCCATCGAGCATTACTTCAATATCGTCGCCCCGATCATGACCAAAGCACGGTTCTCGTGGATGGTGGTGCCCTTGATGGTGGAAGCGGCGGTGGGCCCCGATTGGGCGCAGGTCGAACGCTTCGCCACGTACACAGGTCCGTTGTATGGCCAACATCCCGCCAAAGGGTAGTCAATGGTACATGACCGCGGATCGCGGTCGTCTGGTGCGCCATCAATTGGCCGCCGATGCTTCACCCGACGCGTGCGCGGCGGCGCTGCGCCAGTGCCAAGCGCAAACCCAGATCACCAAGAAGTCGATGGAACTCTGGAAGGGTCCAGACCTTCTGGCGGTCAGCGAATACGAGCCGCGCCAAAAACGCGTCACGGTCCACATCGTGCCGCGCATGCGCCATCACATCACCCTGCCGTACGGCCACCGACCCCGGCGCGATTGAAAGCATCTCATGGCCCAAGCGCAACCGCTGATCACCCGCTATCGCCCCGAGAGCTTCGCCGAAGTCTTCGGCCACGGCGAAATTCTCAAAGCCCTGCAACGCGTGCTGACCACCGACACCCATCCGCACGCCTTTCTGTTGATCGGACCCAGCGGTGTGGGCAAAACATCTATCGCCCGCCTGATCGCTAAGACCTTGAACGCGGAGGTGCTGGAGATCGATGCCGCATCCAACAACGGGGTCGACGCCATGCGCGAGCTGGTTGATATCGGCGCGCACAACCCATTATTTGGCGCAGGTAAACGTTGCATTATTATAGATGAAGTTCACGTTTTAACAAAACCTGCCTGGCAAACCCTATTGAAAATCCTGGAAGAACCGCCGGCTCATCTCTATATCGCGCTCTGCACTACCGAAGCACATAAAGTGCCGGAAACCATCGAGACCCGTTGTTTCCCGATCACCTTGCGCAGCTTACGCCCTGGCGAGATCGAAGATCTATTGATCGCCGTTAGCGCGGCCGAGGAATGGCCATTACCCAGCCTCATCCTGGCCAATCTGATCCAGTATGCCGCCGGCTCGCCGCGCCGTGCCTTAAGCGGCTTACAAGCCGTGCAAGGCATCGACACGCAAGACGAAATCCAGCGCGTGTTGATGTTGTTGGAAGCGTCCAGTCCCCTAGCGAACATCATTCAAACACTTCTCCGCATCAATCACAAAGAAGTGTGGCCGCGAATCAAACAGCAGCTTGTTCGCATGGATGAAGCCGACAGTGAATCGGCCCTGCCGCAGATGGTGCGCTATCTCAGCAAGCTCATGCTGAGCGCCGAGAACGAAGCCGATTCAACCAAAGCATGGGAGATCCTCGAATGCCTGATCCAACCGACTCAAACCCCGGACCCAAAAGCGGCCCTGATTGCGGCGATCGGCCGCTGGTTGTGGGGACTGCCGCGGGGCTAGAACCGCAACGGTTGAAGCCGGCCCGGTTCGCCGTCCTGACGGCAGCCATCGCGATCGACAAAATGGCCCTCGACGACGAGCTAATCCAAACGCCTACCTTCATCCAGGAGGCTGCCGAGATCGCTGCCGAGGCCAACGCCATGGCCGAGCACGCCACCAAATTGTATAAAGAGGAACAAGCCGCCGCCAGTTTATTCGTTCGCGAGCGGGCCACCGCCGAGAAGGCGCGCATCACCGAAGGCGGCGTTGATGCCGAGGTAACGCTCGACAACAAGGTGATGACAGCTTGCCGCCGCGCCGAAGCCGCCAACTGGGAGATGGCACGCTGGCAGGGCGTGGTCACGGCGCTGCGCGCCAAGGCGCGGGCGATGGAGACCTATTCGCAACTGATCATCGCCGGCTATGCCACCCGCGATTCGGCGCAGCTCGAACGGCGCCGGGCGATCCAGGGCCGTCCATAACCCGCAAACGTATAGTCTAGTAGGCGCCACACAGGAGACCCCCATGGCTTTCAACTATCGCCCCCGCTCGGCCGACGCGGTGCGCAAGCGCGCCGAACAACGCTACAGCGACACCGAGCGCTACCTCAGCGATGAATTCACCGTCTTCAAGACCCACGAAGGCACCAACCATATCCGCTTCTTGCCGCCGACCTGGAAGGATGCCGAGCATTATGGGCTCGACATCTGGGTTCACAGCCAGGTGGGGCTGACCTATGCCAGCGTCTTGTGTCCGGTCAAGAATATGCAAGCGAAGAAGTGCCCAATCTGCGAGGCGCATTCGCGGGCCTTACGTGCCGGGGACGAGGAACTGGCCAAGGAACTTGGCGCTAAACGGCGGGTGCTGGTGTGGCTGTTGGACTGCGCGGAAAAGAACAAGGGGCCTCAGCTTTGGGCGATGCCGTGGACGCTGGACCGAGATATCAACATGAAAGCCAGCGACCGCCAGACTGGGGAAATTTATCAACTGGACGACCCTGAAAAGGGGTACGATGTCTACTTCGATCGTCTCGGCGAGAAGCGCAATACCTCCTACCCCGGCGCCACCATCGACCTGGCCCGGCAGCCAAGCGCGGTCAACCCCAAACTACTGGCCTATGTCGAAGCACACCCGCTGCCTTCGACATTGATCTGGCGTGACTACGAGGAAATCCGTGCGCTGTTCGACGGCGGTGACGACGGAGCAGCTCGACGGGAAGCCCCGACGACCCGCCGAGAGGCGCCGACAAGCGGCCGCGACGCCCGCTCAGCCGGCCCAGATACTGGAGCAGACGCCCCACCGGCGGATGACGAATGGCAGCCCCCACCGGAACGGGGTGCCGCGCCCCCCAGGACCGGGCGGGGCGCCCCTGCCGCCGAGCCGGTGCAGCAGCGCGGCCGTGGCGAGCGCGACGACGGGGCCGAGCGTGGTCCTGCCACCCGCGGCCGTGCCACGCCTCCGGTCGAGGAAGAGCTGCCTTGGGATGAAGAAGATGCAGCCGCCAATCCCCCGCCGGTCACCGGAGGCAAGCGGGCGGAAGAATTGAGTAAGCGCTTCCAAAACCGCCGATGACCGAGGGCCGCCGCAAGCTGACTGTGGCAGCGCCTACCGAGGAGAGCGACGTGCGCTTTTTCTCGACAGGCAGCACATTGCTGGACCTGGCCCTCGGCGGGGGCTGGGCCCATGACCGGGTGATCAATCTGGTCGGCGATCGGTCCACCGGCAAGACCCTGCTGGCGGTGGAGGCGTGCATCAACTTCGCCCAACTGCCCAAAGCCCGCGCGCGCTATGGCGAGGCCGAGAGCGCGTTCGATCAAGCTTATTTTTATCAGATGGGGCTGCCGCGCACCGTCACCTTCCCCGACGAGCCACTCCTGACGGTACAAGATTTCTATGCCGACGTTGAAAAATTCATCAAGACCAAGAGCGGCAGCGGTCCCCTCCTCTACGTGCTGGATTCACTTGATTCACTTTCGGATGTGGAAGAGCTCGAAAACGACATGGGCGCGCCCTCGTTTGGACATAAAGCCAAACTGATGGCACAGTTCTTCCGCCGCTTGATCACGCCAATGAAGACGGCGCATTGCACTCTGATGATCGTCTCACAACTGCACGATAAAATCGGCGTGGTGTTCGGCGAGAAAAAGGCCCGATCCGGCGGTCTCGCCTTGGGTTATTTCAATTCTCAGGAAGTGTGGCTGGCCGAAACAGGGAAGGCTAAGCGCACCGTGCTCGGCCATGAACGCGTCGTCGGGATCGACGTGCGCGCGCGGGTGAAAAAGAACAAGGTCGGCATCCCGTTTCGCGAAGTGCCGCTGTCGCTGCTGTTCAACTATGGCATCGACGACGAGGAATCACTGTTGAACTGGCTGCATGCGTTGAAGCTGCCCTTTGCGCAATTGGGGCTGGCCGACGAGCGGGTCGTCCGGCAAGAATTGTACCGTTTGCGCGCGGCGCGTGACTACGCGGCCATCAGCGTATTCCGTAATTCGTTGATCACCGTGGTGCGCCAATACTGGCAACGCATCGAGCAAGAGCTGCGCCCGGAGGTGCAGAAATATGAACGGGCCTCCTAGCGGTTTAACCCAGCACCAAATTCGCCACCGCTATTTGTTGCTGGCCATGCAAGACTTGGGCTGGTGCGCTGGCGAGCTGGCCGAGCTGATCATCCGCTCGGCCAACGCCGCTGAGGTAATCGATGAGGCGCGCTTTGGATACGCTGCAAGACTCGATCACGACGTACCTGACCCAGCGCCGTACCAAATTGCTTGCTTTGACACGTGAAATGCGTACGCAAATTGAGCGTGACTTGCGCATTGAGTGGAGCAATTACGACTTTACCATTCGCCAGGGCCGCCACGTGTTAAAGCCTCGACTGCCGCCCCCAGCAGCTCCAGCGGTGGACCCGGACGAAATCACCCGCACCGTAGGAATAGCGATGGCAGAGCAATTGAAAAAAGCCAGTATGGAGTAGCCGTCGTGGTCGAACACCCCTCTCTCGTTGGGCGCTTGGTGACCTGGCCGTCGATGGAGCTAGTGGTGGAACCAGGCGAGCACCCAACCGAATCTCATACCGTGAAGACCAAGCACATTCAACGACGCGGCTTAGTTATCTTCGATCAACGTGGCGTGGGCGAGGACTCGACCTATCTCACCGTGCTCTTGGCCAAAAACATCGATCCTCATTGCCCACCAAATGATGAAGGCCACTTCTTGGTTTTACGTCCCGGCAGTTGGACCCCTGAATAATGACCCCAGCCATCCTCGACGCTATCCGCACCTTCTGCGACGAGCTGTTGGTCCACGAGGGCCTGCTGATCACGCCTGCGCGTCAAGCCGAGATGCTGGCCGAGCGCATCGCACTGACAGGCACCGGGCTCGACTACGCGCGGGTGATGGCACATTCGTTGATCGGCCACTGTGTATGACCCGGATCGACCCGAAGGAAATATGTGCGCAACTGAATTCTATCGAGCGCGAACTCGGTCAGATTTTGGTTCGCCACCTCATTCCTGTTCCTCAAGATGCCAGGACGATGATTGAGCTTCGCATCCTTCAGATGCGCTTGCACACCGTGGCCCAGGAGATCACGCAAATTCTGCTTGATATGCCGAAGCCGCGCTCCTGGTGGGGGTGGTGATGCGCATCGGCGGTGGCCACGCCAAGGGAAGCGCCTTCGAGCGGTTGGTTAACACACAACTGTCCTTATGGCTGACCCAAGGGGCGCGTGCCGACCTGTTCCGGCGCAACGTGTTGTCTGGCGGCAGCTTTACCCAGCGCGCGCGCCGCGCCGATCCCGAAGCCGGCATGCCAGGCGATCTCTCAGCTAACCACCCGCTGGCGTTCGCTTTCCTCGGCCAGGTTGCGGTAGAATGTAAGCATCATCATCAGGTGCAACTGGCGCATTTTTTACTGGAAGCCAGGCGCACTTCGTTCTTGATGAAAACCTATTACCACACCTGCGATCAGGCGGCCCCGTTGGGGTTGATCCCATGGGTGGTGGCCAAGGAGGATCGGCGCCCAGCCTTTATACTCATGCCGGGCGAAATCGGGCATATCGCGGCAATGTGCCCAAACGGCAGAGTCGGCGTGATGTATCATACCCTCTTCACGGAGGCCATCACGCTCATACGTTTAGATGAATGGACTCGCCACGTCGACCCGCAAACCTTCGTCCGCGCGCTCACAGAGAGGCCACGACAATGATCCTGACCGCCGACCTACACCTCGACGATCGCGCGGAAAATTCCTATCGCTGGGCGGTCCTCGACGCGTTGATCGACAACGCCGAACAGGGGTCAACCGTCGCCATCCTCGGTGATCTGACGGACGATCGCGGTCGATTCTCCGCCCTGTTGGTCAACCGGATGGTCGAGCGCCTAGTCACCTTGACCCAGTGCGGCGTGCAGGTGCGGATTCTCCAGGGCAACCACGATGCCCCACTCTCGGGGCCGTCTTTCTGGGGCTTCCTCAATACCATCCCCGGCATCGCCTACATCGCCGGCGATCCAGTGCTCGAAGAGGGTGGTAGGCTCTTTGTTCCTTACCAAGCCGACCCGGCGTTGCTCGCGGGGTTTCTGAAGGGTCCGTATGATCAGGAGCGTGTGGTGTTCTTGCACCAATTGATCACCGGCGCCAAGGTGCGCGGGCGCGCGTTGGAGGGGATTTCGACCAGCATCTTGCCGTCCAGCTTGCCGACCTATGCTGGTGATATCCATGCGCCGCAAAAGGTCGGGCCTGTGACCTATGTGGGGGCGCCGCACCCGGTGGATTTCGGCGATGATCACCGCTGCCGATTACTGGTGCTGGATGACAAGAGTTTCGCTATAAAGCGTGAGATCAAACTGACCCCGATCCGCAAGCTGATTGCCGAAATCGACACCGCGGGGGCATTGGATCGGCTGGACTTGCGTGCTGGCGATCAGGTTAAGATACGGTTCACCATGCCCGCCGAGGACACGGCGCGCTGGCCGGCCCATGCCGCGGCGATCGCCGCCTGGGCTGAGCGCGTTGGAGTCACCGTCAGCGGCACCGAGGTGGCGCTGAACACGGCCGAGACAAAGGCGGTATTCGATGCCGACCTGGACAGCCCCGCCGATCTGCTGGCCGCGTTTGCCAAGGTGGAGGGGATTGAGGGTGATTTACTAAAAGCCGGCGAAGTTTTGTTAGGAAAGGCCAGCCGGCGGTGAGAATACCGGCAGCGATGCCGGTAGCGGGGGCGGCCAGGCGCCGATTGAAACCCAGGTCAACGATGCCGCCGACCGCGCCGCACAAGCGCTTCTGCTCGCCCGTCTGCCGCAACGCCTGGCACGCCCAGGAACAACGGCACGCACTCGCCTTGCTTCGTAACCGCCGAAAAGCCGCAGGCACCAAAATCCTCTGACTGGAGGCAATATGTTGCACCACCTCGCCGACCACTTGACCACGCGGCTCTTTTCCTTCGGCGCGGCCGTGGTTGTGGCGACCTGGCTGACCACAATCGCCGGGGCTGGCGTGGTGTTCTTGCGCCGCCATGGTGCTGGTCACCCGCTCACCGTGCGCGGCTTCCTCTCCTTCCTGATCCCGCGCCAGCTTTGGCTGCTTCCCAGCCCCCGCCGCGACGTGCTTTATTACCTGGCGAATTACATGTTATTGCCCATCCTGGCGGTGCCGTTCTTGCTCTCCAATCTCGCCGCCACCCTGGCGGTCTACCGGCATCTGACGGCCTGGTTCGGTCCCCACCCGCAGGTGCCGGCCGCGCTGTGGCTCTGGTTTGGTTTGCTGATGGCACTGCTGATGGTGGCGGATTTTTCCACCTTTTTGATTCATTATTGTGAGCACAAGCTCGGGCCACTTTGGGACTTGCATAAAGTGCATCATTCCTCGACCTGGCTGACCCCGCTCACCAACAAACGCCTTCATCCGTTTGAAGTGGTGCTCGATGTCTGCGGCAACGCCCTCCTGATCGGGGCGGTCAGTGGTGGCGCCTCCTACGCGCTGGGGCTGCCGCCCTACGATTCCAGCATCATGGGCTTGGACATTTATTTCCTGGCTAATTTTTTCGGCTTCTACCACCTGCGCCACTCGCACATCGACATGGCCTATCCGGCCTGGCTGGAGCGCTGGCTGCTGAGTCCGGCGCAGCACCAACTACACCACAGTCGCGAGCCGCAGCATTGGGACCATAATTTCGGTCTGTGCTTGGCGGTATGGGATCGCGTGGCCGGCACGCTGCTGCCCTCGCAACCGCGCACCACCTACCAGATCGGGCTGCCGGAACGGGAGCGCCTCGGCTATGAAACCATCGCCGGGTTTTACCTGACTCCAGTGCTACGCGCAGGCGCGCGTGCATCACGGGTCGGGCGACCCTGGTTGATATATTGCCTGCCTTGGCGGCGGCCCCAAAAAACGACCATCCCGCGGCCACCAGCGAAGATGGTTGGTTAACATCAACAACAAGGAGCCTGCTTCGTGAATTTACGCCATTGGTCCCCGCCCGAAATCGCCTCCCTTTTGGAGTGGTGGCATCAAGGCGCGACCCCGGCCACGATCAGCCGCGAGGTCAAGCGCAGCCAAACGGCGACCGAGGCGCGCATCAAGCGCATGGGCCTGGTGCGCGGTAACGCCCCACCCGACCCGGCGCGAATTTCGGCCGACCGGCAACGGTCCAACGCCATCCACTACGCTCGCGGCCACACCCTGCCACCGCTGCCCAGCGAGCAATCCTCATGACCCAGCGCGTCGTGGCCTGGATGGTCGGACCTCCAGCGTCTGTCGTCCATAATTCCTTCCTGCACGGACCCTCTCCGTATAGTGGAGATGTGGCCAAGCACATGCGGGAGGGCGACGTGCTGATCGGCAAGAACATCCATGGCGACGTGGTGGTGGCCGAGCGGCTGCTGAACGGCCGCCTGATGCCCTACCTGGTCGGTAAAGGCTACATCACAACCGGGTACCACCCCTATGAACACCCCGCCGCCCAGCAGCGTGTTGCCGCCCATTGCCATCCGTGATCTATCGGTGCTGTCCTATGCCTGTGGCTTTACCTATTGGTGCTACCGAGCGCCAGAGCTGGCGTGGCACTTGGTCGACATGAACGCTTTGGCGGCGTTGGGCATCGTCAAGCACGGCGATGTGGTGCTGGTCAGCGCTGAGGATGGTGCCGGGCAGTATTTCGTTGACAAACACGGTCCGAAGCCAGTGCTGCGGGCCATGATCAGCACGCCGATCCACCGATAACTAAAGGAGTAGGCCGGCATGGAATACAAAACCGCCATCAGGGCTCTCCGGGGGACGGTCCCTGATTTATCGAAACCATCGATGGCCGCCTTGGCATACGTTCTGCGCCATCCTCAAATGTGGCCAGAAAAATACGCAAAAAGGGGCTGGTGTTTCACTGATTGTCGTCAGTGCGCGATGGGACTTACCGCTGTTCTGTGGCCTCATGCAATGCAATTGTCAAACACCACCGGGCGAATGCAGGGAGCTGTTAATCCGTTTAGTCTACCCACTATAAGCAAGTTGTTTAATCTTAACTATGCCCAAGCCAAAGACATTTTTGTTCTTGCTCCGCCCGCTGCCCAAGAAAGCCCAGAAAAATTCGCCGACTTTTTGGATCTGATAGGACCCGCCCCATGAAGTGGGTCATTGTGTTCTATTTCATCGGCACACACCAGATAGCTGATGTCGGCAGCCGACTCTATGACACGCAACTGGCCTGCTGGCTGGTTGCGCGTGATAACCCCAAGCCGGCTCACACCGCCGCCGTATGCGCCCCGGCCGGACCATGACCAACATCGTCTTCCACACGGTAGCGTTAGAATATTTCCAATCCTATCAAAAGCAGACCACCATGCGGCTGGATCAGCCGCCGGGGCTCTATTTCCTGACCGGCCGCAACGAGGTTGATCCTCACCTGGGGGCCAACGGCGCGGGCAAGTCAGCCCTGTTCGCCGCCTTGCTTTGGTGCCTCTATGGCCGCTTGCCTGGCGGCGAGCGCGGCAATGTCGCCACCAACAGTCATGAGCGAAAACCACACGTCATCGTCACTCTGTCGATCAACGATGCTGTCCATGTCATCAAGCGCTGGGCGGCGCCCGAGCGCGTCGTTCTTGACGACCAAGCAGTTGAGCAGACAACGATCGACGACCTCCTGGGACTGACTCGTCAGCAATTCCAGCAAACCGCCTTTTTCGGGCAAGACACACCTACATTCTATGACCTGTCGGTGCCGGAACGCGGCGCCTTGCTGGAAGGAGTGCTCGACCTCGAAATTTGGCGCCAAGCCGCCGACGCCGCCGCGGCCGAGGAAACCGATCTGCTGCACGCCATCGAGCGTGAGACCGTCGCCATGGCCACGCTGGAGGGCAAAAGCGCGGCACTGGCGACCGAGGCGGTAGCCCTGGACCAGCAGCAAGCGGCCTGGCGGGAAAGCCAGCAGGCGCGCATCGACACCGCCATAGCGGCGGTGGCCGCCGCCGAGCAGAGGATCGCCGACGCCCAGGCCGAGCTGGTCAAGCTGGACCGAGAACAAGGAGAATTGCCTGCCGATCCAGGCGAGACCACGGCGCCGGTGCGCGCCGAGCTGGAAACCCTGCTGCGCGAGCACGCCGAGATCCTGCTGGTTCAACGCGACGCGGCAAGCCTATTGGCTTTCTACCAATTGC